TTTTGTCTTAGCTGTAGCTATTAAAATATCTAAGTTGCCTTTACTGGTACTAAAACCATTTGCACTTACCCAAGTTTTATTTGGTGGGTTAAATCCTAGACCAGCTAACTTATTAGTTTGTTCTAATTGATAGCCTCTGGCTAAACAGGCCGGACACCTATTAGACTTTTTAAAGTTAGAACCGTCCTTCTTTTTCTTGTATCTACTGCCTATACCATTACATTCAGGGCAACTAAATGCTGTTGTCTTTCTGATTAGTGTACTGTTAGCTGCTACAGCTTCTTTAAACTCAGCAATGTTATTTGTATATTCAAACAGATCAACCCATTCTTTCTTATCTATTACTTTTCTACTAAATATAACCTGCGATACTTGCTCTGGGCTATTAAGATTAATTGGAGTGTCACCCATAAGTTCTCGTATCTGTTTAAACAGTCTCCCCTCTATGTCTGTCTTCTCTTGTTCAAACTCTTTACGTACTACTTGAAGGGCGAGTCTATCCACTCTGAAGCCGGACATGTACATTCTGGTAAGGGTTTTACAGACTTTAAAGGTGGTGTCTCTAACTCGATCCATTCCGTTGGACTCGCTTTTGGAGAAGCCTTCGGTAAGAGTAGCAAGGAACAGTTCGGAAGTAGTATCAATATCGCAACCAAGATAATGTGTAAGCTCTTTAAGGGGTATCTCATTGGTGTTGTATCCTTCTTTAAAATATTTCTTTAATGTATCATCTTTCTGAAAAGTCAAGTTTCTCCGTTCAGCACAGGCCAGTAAACTTAATGGCTTCTTCTGTCCTCGTTGTAATATATATTCAGCTAACATCGTATCGTAGATGTCCCCATCATACTTAAACCCACTAGCCCATAGCCACATTAGATCGTGCTGTGCGTTATGCATTATAAGTAATGTAGTTTCATCTAAGATAGCCTGTAGAAGTTTAGCATTAGCACCACTACGGTCAGTATACTCAATATGATCAAACGTAAGTAAATGTCGCTCAATAGGTACATCTACATTCTTAGTACCCACCTGAACCAAAAAGTTATTGGCTTCAAAGGGATCCATATGTGTCTTGCCATTACGTTTTGTAGTTGTATTCTCAACATCTAAAACTAGCCTCATTCCTTATGGCAGTCAGGGCAAGTTTCAGCATTAACACAACGATTATCTGGATCAGAAGGAAAATGTTCTACCTCATAAATTATTCCTCTGCCGTCACAGGTAAAGCAAGTAGTGTGTGGCTCTTCTAAGTTATCGTACATCATTTCTTTCTCTCCTTTTATGCTGTGTATTGAGCTATGTCCCCTGCCAATTGGCAAGTGATGCGACCATGAAAGCCACCCTTCAGTTTATTCTTAGCTATATTTAAGTGTCGTTCCGTATCATCCGCCTCATTCCCTTCAATAACCCTGTTCTTACCTATGAGTATCATCAAGTCAGCTTCAGCAGCTTTACCTGTCTTAGATCCTTCTAACATAGATTGATCAGGCATAGCTAGACCTTCCGCTGCCGCACTAAGTTGTGACAACCAAAAGACAGCACAATTATATTCCTTAGCTATATTCCTGGCATGTATAGCAGCATCCCTAAGATAAACATCTGTCTTGTCACTAGTACGAGGGGCAAACTTATCCCCCATGTCAAGTATAACTATATCGGGCTTAGTAGCCTTAACTACAGCCTCAACCCAACTAAGATCTTTACCAGTCGAGTCCTTAATGTTTATGTTAGCATTAACTTTATCATAGCGCAGAGCAGCCTTGGCGTAGTTACCTTTTATCTCATCTAACGTCATAGTTGTTGCAGCAGATAAGTACCTAGAACCTACCCGATTTGCTGCTTCTTCGTTACATAAAACTATACACTTAGCACCTTGATCCGCAAAGCCATGTGGAGAAGCTATAATAGATGCGTGAAAGCTGGTCTTGCCTGTGTTTGGCCTCGCACCTACTATTACAAAATGACCACCACTGATACCCTCTACGTTTCGTCTTAAGGTAGGGATGTTAAACTTCCATTGTGTCTGTGTTTCATTAGCTTTTAATAATGTATCTATGCTCATATCTTCAAACTCCACCTTTAGGTTGGGCGTAAAATCATCTTGGTATTGCTCAACAATCTTACGTAAAGGTTCTAAGCTACTCTGTGTACCATTAACAAAGTCAAACCCTATGTTAGCTACCTCTTCACCTACCACCTGTTGAAACATCCTAGATATTACTTCGTTAGCTACCTGGTTATTTAATGCGCTGCTGTTAGCTATTTTGCGGAATATCTTTTGGTACTGTTCTTTGTTAGATGTAGTAAGTGTCTTGTTGGTTGCGTAGAATAATGCCTCTAGGTCAGCTAATGATAATCCTTGATCATATGTTTCCATTGCATAATCAAGTGTTTGTTTTACTCTCCGGACATCTTTAGTAAATATTTTATCTGGACATCTAATACCTTTGTGTAATTCGTAGAACTCTCTGTCCATAAGAGCCTTTAATAATGATAACTCTGTCATGTAACCTTTCTTCTCCTGCCTAAGTATGCACCTTGCCTATCCCAATTAAAAAAACGCATTGGAAAAGGCCATAGATACCATTTCATTGATCGTGTTTTACCTGTATTCCAACATTCAGCAACTGCACCCCATCGTCCTTTTTGACACAGGCCCACACACGCTGCGTATGTTTTTGGTGGGTCAGGCAATAATGCGTGTACTGCCTGATACTCTGCCTCTTCCAGCTCCCTATCTGACCACATTGTTTGTTATGCTGCTTTTCTACTGCGGTTACAACTAACACACAAACATCGAGCGTTGTCCAATGTAGTTCCTCCTCCCTTAGCCCAAGGTTCTATGTGATCAGCATCCATTTCACTTAACGTAATAGACTTATCGCATATTTGACATTTCTTTCCGGCTTTCCTCCAAACATATTCTCTTATCTCAGGAGTAAAGTTTCTTGTTTCGTCTAACTTTAACATAGCAGCACCACACTGGGAGATAAACCTATCGTACAATACTTGTACTCTATCTGATAGACTTGCTGCACTAGAGGTATGTTGCACTGATGCCATTATATATTTATCTAAATCCAAATGTTGTTGAGAGCTTTCTTCATGTCTGTACTCTGTAAGTAAGTTTTCAAAACTTTCAAGAAACATACCTATTGCTAAAAATTTATGTTCGCTTCTACTCGTATATTTATTTAAAATTCTTTTAATAAATACAAAGTATGGAATAATATTTGGAGAGCTTAAATTCAAATCAACAGAGGCGCAAACATTATAATAGTTGTTTAAATCTTTTTCTACTTTAGATTCTATTTTTTTAAGGGATAAAGTATCAATATTTTTGTTATCATTGACTAACTTATCTAGTTCATTAGAGCCTAACTCACATACATCAATATTGTATGTAGCTTCCACATGGTTTACCATGAGTATTTTACATGCTACCTCTAAATGTTTCATTCTTTTTGAACTAAACTTAGCGAATTCTTTTAAAAGGGCGTGTTGCGTTAGTTTTCGGGCTAAGTCTAAATAAATTTGGCTGTCAAAACTATTTCTTATTTCCATACGATTTAGTGTTGTACCACCTTGTAACCGCCTAAACATATCTAATATTTTATGTATCTCTGAAGTTTGTATTTCAACAATGTCTAATGTGATATTTTTAAAATGATCTTTAAAGTTATTACTCATATCAGAATATTTCATACCCGCTAAAGGATAATCTTCCTCAGATAGTAATTCATATCCGACTGAATCCTTTCCATATTTAAAATTAACAGACAGAGCAAAAGCATCATCCATAAAAGCAAATAAACTTTCTTTAAGTCTTTGTTTCCCATCAACTAAAGAATAACTATAACCCTCTGTATCCAACAGAGCAAAAGAACTATCGTGTAAATAAATTTTAGGTGTATCATAGCCGTTTATAAGTGAGTCAATATATAATTGTTTTTGTGGTAGTACCCAACGACACGAATCAACCTGATAAAATGGGGATAAGTTAATAATACGTCTTTGACTGTACGTTACTGCTAAACTTTGTTTTTTTGAAATGCATTTCATTTATATATCCTTATGCTTTTATTAGGTTTGCTTGTTTGTATTGTGTCCTTTTTTCGAGAGCCTGTGCTGCACCTCTAAAAGTATTAACTAAGTACGGCTTGACTGACTGGGGGTTTTGATGACCAGACACCTGCATAATACCAGCGATGTCAACACCTGCCTCTACCATTTCAGTTATACAAGATCTGCGTAAGTCCATAGCTAATAGGTTAGAAGGTAGCCCTGCTTTTTGCTTTATGTCAGATACAATATAACTAATTTCTTGAACCCCGAAGGCAGAGTATTCACCCTTAAAGGGGTTAGGTTTTGGGCATACATATTTCTGAAACCCCCAATAGCTTTCCTGTACTTGCAACATCCGCAACAAAGAATCCGGAATCAATAGATGTACCTCAGCCCCTCGCTTTGATTGAACATAATCTATTCTCTTCTCAGCAAAATTAATCTTGTCCCAAGTAAGGGTACGCATATCTCCAATGCGCTGCCCTAAATCGTATGCCAACTGACATATCATTGCAATGTTACTATACTCTGGGTTTTCTTCCGGACTAGCTGAACGGGCAGTGTCAACAAACTTTGTAATCTCAGCCTCAGACCATCGCACACTTCTAATCGAGTCCTTCTTTCTAGTTAGACCTAACGTGGCATTTCTATCTATCACTTCCTTTTGCATAGCAAACTTTATAACGACAGATAAAGCACTTACTCTTATGTTAGCTGTTCTTGTACCAACTAATAGCCACTGATCATAGGCAGCGGAAACATGCCGTAAAGATAACTTACCTATCTTTATATCACCTAACTTAGTATTGTCCTGGACTATAGTATTACAAATCTTTCGCTGTTGATCCACGTAATCTCTTTGCGTTTTAAATACAAGCGCATGAAATTTTGGGGACTTTCTATAATGCTCTATTGCGTCAAGCAAAGAGCTACTCTTCATTAGTTCTTTCATGTTGTTAAACCTTTCAATTTAATAATGTCTTCTTCTACTCTATATTTTATATCGTTATGCAATCGCATAGCAATAGTATTAACGCCTGTCCAAGACGCTACTTCTCGTTTGTATTGCAGAGTCTTGTTTGCTGCATCAGGGTCAAGTGCAATAATAATACGAACAAAATCTTGTAGATGCTCTGTATGTTTCACGCTTAATGATGTACCTAAGATAGCCATACCTGTGACATTAGGACACACACTACATATAGTGTTTGCACTGATTGCATCCTCCACAATTACTACGCATCC